ATGGCAACAATCGGTCTGGATAAACTGTACTACGCCAAAATTACCGAGGGCGAGAATGGGGAAGAGACCTATGAAGCACCCGTTCAGCTTGCAAAAGCAATGTCGGCAGACCTGTCGGTGGAGCTTGCCGAGGCAACGCTTTATGCGGACGATGGCGCATCGGAAGTGGTGAAGGAGTTTAAGTCTGGAACGCTCTCGCTCGGTATCGATGATATCGGCGCGGAGGTGGCGTCCGACCTCACGGGAGCGACCATCGACCAGAACAAGGTGCTGGTGTCTGCATCCGAGGACGGCGGCTCGCCCGTGGCTATCGGGTTTCGTGCGAAGAAGTCGAACGGTAAGTACCGCTACTTTTGGCTGTACCGCGTCATCTTCGGTATTCCCGCGACTAACCTTGCGACCAAAGGTGACAGCATCACGTTCTCCACACCCACCATAGAAGGGACGGTTCTTCGCCGTAACAAACCCGATGCGAACGGCAAGCACCCCTGGAAGGTCGAGGTCACCGAAGGTACAACGGGAACGGAAACGACCATCGAGAGTTGGTACGATGCCGTGTACGAGCCTTCGTACCCGAGCGAATGATAGGGAGGAAATATAAATGGCGAATGAAAGAAGTGCCGTCATTACAATCGGCGGGAACGACTACGAGCTACTGCTCACGACCAAAGCGACAAAAGAAATCGCCGGGCGTTACGGCGGTTTGGAGAACTTGGGCGACAAGCTCATGAAGAGCGAGAACTTCGAGATGGCAATCACGGAGATCGTGTGGCTCATCACGCTGCTTGCCAACCAGTCCATTCTCATTCACAACCTCACGCACAAGGACGAGCAGAAGGAACTCTTGACGGAGGAAGCGGTCGAGCTTTTGACCACGCCGCTTGACCTTGCACAGTTCAAGACTGCTATCTCGGAGGCTCTGTTCAAGGGCACGAAACGCAATGTCGTGAGCGAGGAGGTCGGCTCAAAAAACGCAGTGGTCGAGTAAGTGACGATGAGTTGTTTACTCGACTTTTATATTTCGGTCTGGCGCAACTGCATTTGAGCCAGGCGGAGGTGTGGCTGATGCCGTTCGGACTGCTTTTGGACTTATTCGAGTGCCACAAGCAGTACCACGGCATGGCAAAGGCAAAAGTGGAGCGGACAATTGACAATGTTGTGCCATATGGAGTGTAGAAAAAGCGTAGCAGTCAACTAAAACTGCTACGCATAAAAAGTTATGATCATTCCTCAGTGTTTTAATAATCCGGGTGTTGCTTCATCTGATTATAGACATTGTTAATGGCTTCAAGATACAGAACGAACGAGTGCTTATCAGCAATTGTATTGCGATTTTTAATTTTGAGATATTCATCGCGTACCAGATTCCAGCCTTGCACATAAAAGTCCTTGATTTCTTGTAGCTTGTCCTCAATGTTACGGCTCAGCTCCCTTTTTTCAAAGGAATAATAGTTTTGCGCTTTATTATTGCGCAAATAAAAATAGCCGTTTTCAATGAGTCCTTCGTCATAATAAATAATTGCAAAATCGCAACTGTGCAAAATTTTCTTGTTTGCTCTGTCTACGACTTTTATCGTGAATGACGATGTGGAATCTTGTGGGGCGGAATATTTTGATCCGCCCAGAGCTTTTTGAAATGCGCTCATAAATTGTTGCTTTACAACTTTTGCCTTCCAAGTGAAACCGTCAGGGGTGGGGATGATTAGATTGTAATCAAAGTCGAATCCTTGATTCCCGCCGATGACACGGGTAATGAGATGTTTCTTGCCGCTCCCAATGAGTTTGAATTGGAATGTCAAATCATATTCCGTTCTCATAATCGACTGAGCTTGTTTTATGATTTTTTCCAGTTCTTCTCTTACCGGCTGGTATTCAGCCTTAGTAACATACTCGAACATATACAATGCCTCCAGAGGTTAAATTTAATCCCAAGCCTCCCATTTGGCATGACCAAATCATGTTATAATACACAAATTATTTTTTAATGTCAAGTAAAAATAGGGAGGTGAAATGAAAATGGCGGACAACTTTGGCTTGAAAATAGGGCTGGAAGGCGAAAAGGAATTCAAAAAAGCCTTAAACGAAATCAACCAGTCGTTCAAAGTTCTCGGCTCGGAAATGAAGCTCGTCCAGTCCGCTTTCGACAAGAACGACAATTCCGTAGAAGCTCTCACCGCCAGGAACCAGGTTCTTAACAAGGAAATCGAGGCACAAAAGCAGAAGATAGAAACGCTGCGTGCCGCGCTTGCAAATGCCGCAGAATCGTTCGGAGAGAACGACCGCCGCACCCAGAGCTGGCAAATCCAGCTCAACAACGCGACCGCAACGCTCAACGATATGGAGCGTGAACTGTCCCAGAACAACGATGCACTCAAAACCGCCGACCGCGAAATGGACAATGTATCCGACAGCGCGGACGACATGGGCGAGGAGATCGATGATGCCGGGGATGCGGCGGACAAGTCAAAGGGCAAGTTCGAGTCCTTGACGGGCGTTCTTAAAGGCGTGGGCGTTGCTTTGGCGGCAGTCGCAACTGCGGCGGCAGCGGCGGCGGTCAAGCTCGGCAAAGAAGTCGTGGCGGCTTACGGCGAATACGAGCAGCTCGTGGGTAGCGTTGATACGCTGTTCAAGGAGTCCTCGCAAGAACTGCAAGCGTATGCCGCGAATGCGTATAAGACGGCAGGTATGTCGGCGAACGAGTACATGGAAACGGTCACCTCGTTCTCTGCATCGCTCATTCAGTCGCTCGGCGGGGATACGGCCGAAGCGGTCAAGTACGCAGACATGGCTATCACGGATATGTCCGATAACGCCAATAAAATGGGTACGGACATGGGCCTGATACAGAACGCCTACCAGGGTTTTGCCAAGCAAAACTATACCATGCTCGACAACCTCAAACTCGGCTATGGTGGTACCAAGACCGAGATGGAACGGCTCCTTGCCGATGCGCAGGCTTTGACGGGCATTGAGTATAACATCGACTCGTTCGCGGACGTGGTATCGGCAATCCATGTTATTCAAGAGAGCATGGGCATTGCCGGGGCAACGGCGGCAGAGGCAGAGGACACGATAGAGGGGTCTATCAACTCGTTCAAGGCGGCGTTGCAGAATATGATTGTCGGGTTCGGCGATGCCAATTCCGATATGACCAAGCTGACGAACAACATGGTGTCCTCGCTCAAGACGGTCATCAAGAACATCACGCCCGTCCTACAGAACATCGTCAAAGTCCTGCCGACCGTTGCAGATGCATTGCTCCAAGCGGTGGCGGAGCTTTTGCCGACCTTGATTGAAAGCGTGACGGACTTGTTCGAGCAACTGCTGAATACCATCATCACGCTCATGCCGGAGCTGATACCTGCGGTCGTGGACGGACTGTTGGCGATAGCCGATGCCATAGTCGAGAACCTGCCGTTGTTTGTCGAAGTGGCGGTGCAAGCCGTGGTTTCGGTGGCAAATGGTATCACGAAGGCGATACCGAAACTCATTCCGTCCGTTCTCAAAGCGATACAGCAGGTGTGCAAGACCTTGATAGAGAACTTGCCGCTACTCTTAAACGCCGTGCTGGAACTTATCAAAGGGCTGGCGCAGGGTATCATTGACGCGATACCCGTGATAATCGAGGCATTGCCGGAGCTTATTCAAGCGGTGACAGACTTCCTGCTCGAATCTATACCACAGATCATCGACACAGGAATACAGCTTTTTACCGCTTTGGTAGCGGCTTTGCCGACCATCATCGAGGCAATCGTGGCGGCGATACCGCAGATTATTGAAAGCGTAATCGATGCCGTTTTGGACGCAATTCCGCTGATAATCGATGCGGGCGTTAAACTTTTGACCGCGCTTATCGGTGCGTTGCCGGACATCATTGTCACGATTGTCGCGGCTATCCCGCAAATCATAGAGAGCGTTATTCAAGCGATAATCGATGCCATTCCTCAAATCATAGAGGCGGGCATTACGCTACTCACCTCGCTCGTTGCCGCTCTGCCGGACATTATCATGGCGATAGTGGAGGCGATACCCGAAATCATAGATGGCATCATCCAAGCACTCTTGAACAGTATTCCGCAGCTCATTGAGGCGGGTGTTACGCTATTCACTTCGCTGATTGCCAATCTTCCCACGATTATCGTGGAGCTGGTCAAAGCGGTGCCGCAAATCATCACGGGCCTGGTCGAGGCGTTCGGAAAGGGCATCGGCTCGTTCGTGGAGATAGGCGCAAACATGGTCAAAGGACTGTGGGAAGGTATCAAGAGCCTTGCCTCGTGGTTATGGGACAAGGTTTCGAACTGGGCGTCCAATCTCTGGAACGGTATCCTGGACTTCTTCGGCATTCATTCGCCGTCCAAGAAAATGGCATGGGTCGGCGATATGATGATGGAGGGGCTTGCAAGCGGTATCGATGAGTCGGCAGGCGAGGCGATAAAGTCGGCTTCGGACATGACCGCAGACCTCAACTCTGTATTTGATGACCTCTCGGCAGATCTCACTACGGCTCTGCCGCAGTCGATAGATGTCAATGCTGCGAGTGCAGTCGGCGCGATAGGCGAGAATGCGGGCGACGGGTTCGTGTTGCAGCTCAATATCACGAACTTCAACAACTATTCGTCCGAGGATATCACCGAACTAACGAACGAAGTGATGCAGACGGCGGGCGAATTTATCAAACGAAAGGGGGTGACTTTTGCGTGAACTACTTTGAATACAACGGAGTCCGTTCATCCGATATGGGCGTGCGGATAATGTTGAAAAATGTCTTTTCCGCGCCGAAGTACGACCTTACCTTTCAGTCGATACCAGGCCGTGACGGGGACTTGATTTCGCCGAACGGCAGGTTTCCGAACGTCCAGCTCTCGTACACCTGCTTTGTGCCAGCAAAGACCACTTTGAATTTAGTGGACAGTATCACTAAAATCAAAGCGTGGCTCTATACCGAACCGGACAGATACCATACGCTCAAAGACAGTTACGACACGCAGTTTTTGCGCAAGGCGGTGTTCAATAACAAGCTGGACATCACCGACCAGCTCAATAAAATCGGCACGTTCACGGTCAATTTCTCGTGCCAGCCGTTTCGGTATCTGCTTTCGGGGCAGGAGAAAACGACCTATTCGGCATCGGGGTTTGTACTCAAAAATCCATACCCGTTTGCGGCAAAACCGTACCTCAAACTCAACGGAAGGGGGAGCGGGAATCTTATCATACAGTCAGCAAGCAGCAATAAGAAGTGGACGTTCTCGACCTTAAACGGATACACGGAATGCGACAGCGAGCTGATGAATTTCTACCACGATACCGAGCCGAAGAACGACACGGTGGAAGGGGACGGCTTTCCGCTGTTTTTGCCGGGGGACAACACCATCACCTTTGACGGCGCGATTGAGAGCGTAGAAATCATACCGAGGTGGCGGACGATATGATACCGATTTTGTATAAGGCGGATGCCACAAACTTTGCAAGCTACGGTATCGGCGCATTGCCGGATACCATTTCATGCGAGGTCACGGAAGAGCGGAACGGCGCATACGAGTGCGTGGTCAAGTATCCCGTGACGGGGATGAACTATTCCGAGATCAAGCGTGAGCGTATCATCAAGGCAAAACCGAGCGATACAGGCAGTCCGCAGGCGTTCCGCATCTACAGGGTGACTACGCCGATAAACGGCATCGTCAAGATTTATGCGCAGCATATTTCCTATGACCTTGTAGCCATCGCCACGCCGCAATGGGAAAGCACGCCGATCACGCCTCAGCTTGCCATTGAAGAGGTGTTCGATAACGCTTTGACACCGCATCGGTTCACGTTCCAGACGGACTACACCGAAGCGAAAGCGTTCGCGGTTTCAAAGCCGAAAAGCCTGCGCGCAGTTCTTGGCGGTGAGGAAGGTTCGGTGTTGAGTCTTTGGGGCGGTGAGTTTGAATGGGACAACTTCCAGGTCATTCACCATCAAGGCAGAGGGCATAACAACGGTGTAGTCATCGAGTATGGCAAGAACCTCACGAAGTTTGAGCATGATTCGGACATCAGCGATGTGTACACCGACCTGTTGCCGTATGCCGTGACCGAGGACGAGGAGGGGAACGAAACGGTCATTACTTTGGCCGAACAAATCCTCCAAATCGGAAAGACCACGCTCTCACAACGCAAGACTCTCATCAAGGATTTCACGGATTCGTTCGATATAGATGCGGTCATAACCGAGGACTTGTTGCGGGAAAAGGCGCAGAAATACTTGGAAAATAATCCGCTGGGTATAGAAACGCCTACACTCACGATCTCGTTTGAGGCGTTATGGAAACAGCCCGAATACGCGGCGGTGCTGGAGCGCGTGGCTTTGTGCGATACAGTAACGGTACGGCATTCGGAACTCGGCATCTCGGAACACGTCAAGGTCATTAAGACCGTGTACGACACGCTCGCGGAGAAGTATGTTTCCATCACGCTCGGTAGCGCGAAGGCGAGCCTGTTGTCTACGATATCAGACACTACACAATCGGTAGACAACATCACCCAGAAGGTGGATAGGTTTCCTTCGCTGATGCAGTCGGCAATCAACTCCGCTACCAAGCTCATCACGGGGCAAAAAGGCGGGTATGTCGTTCTGCACGGCGATAACGAAACGGGGCAGCCGTATGAACTGCTCATTTTGGACAGTCCGAACATCGAGGATGCGGTCAATGTCTGGCGTTGGAACGTGGGCGGTTTGGGGTTCTCCTCGAACGGCTACAACGGACCGTATGAAACGGCTATCACGGCGGACGGGCAGATAGTCGCAGACTTTATCACTTCGGGTTCGCTCGTGGCGAATATCATCAAGGCGGGCGTTCTGTCTTCGCAAGACGGTTCTTCGTATTGGAATCTCGAAACGGGCGAGGTGGTGCTACGCGCCTATGCCATGACCGAAACGGTGGAGGAGACCAACTCGCGCATCGATGTTATCGAAGAGCAGAAGATGCTGCGCCTGGTCATCACCTCCACGAACGGCAATATTTTCAAAAACGGCAATATCCAGACCACGCTGGAAGCGACCGTCTTTTCGTGGGACGAGAACATCACGGACACGCTCGATCCCAACCAGTTTATTTGGACGCGGGTATCGGACGATGCGGCGGCTGATGCGGAATGGAATGCAAAGCATTTCGGTGGCACAAAGTCCATCGAGATAACGAAGGAGGACGTGAAAGTGCGGGCAACATTCTTTTGCGACCTCATCGACACGACAACCAGGAATAGTCTGCTCGGTTGAGCAGTAAATGAGGAGGAACAGAAATGAGCAAAGCACAAGGTCAATTCACAATTATTGACTACAATGACGCGCTGACCCTTACAGGGTATATCGGGTCGAACCTCGCCAAGACACAGATGTTCAATCCCGACAACGGCACCTATAATCCCGATTGGACGAAGACCAATCTGGTGCTTACGCCGAGTTTGTATGTCATTGGCACGACCACCGACCAAATCACATCGGCGGCGGTGACATCGGTCAAATGGTATGAGGGTAATTCCACGACCGCCATTACTTCGGCGGGGAATTATGCGTTGAGCGGCGCAAAGAGCCATATCCTCACCGTCAAGGCGAATACGATGGCGGGACTGCCCGGCGTTGATTACCGTTGCGAAATCACCTACAAAGACGAGGCATCGGGTTTGTCTATCACGCATCCGCTGACCATCAGCTTTTCGCGTGTCGTGAACGGCGGCGGTATCGTTGACCTTATTGTAACCACGCCGTCCGGCAATGTGTTCAAGAATAGCGAAGTGGCAACGCTTACGGCTAAGGCGGAGCTGTGGAGAGGCTCTGCCGTGGATACGACCAATGTCACTTATAAATGGGCGATCATGGACGCGAGCGTAACGGAAACGACCTCGACCGGGTACGATGCAGACTTCGGTATGGGATGGAGAAAGTTATCGGATACGGCTGGCAAGTACACGGGTACAACTACGAACACCATAACTATCTATGCTGCGGCGGTCGAGAGCTATGCCGTGTTCAGGTGCATCGCAACCGATACCGATTCGACTTCGAACACCTACAACGGCAAGTTCATGGACGTTGCCACGTTCATCGACAACTCCGACCCCATCCAGGTGGTCATAACATCTACGGGCGGGGATGTGTTCAAGAACGGTCAAGGCTCCACGGTATTGACGGCGGTGGTTTATCAAGCCGGAGCGGAAATCGATGCGTCCGGCAAGGGTACCTATACCTGGACCAAATACAACAAAGACGGCGAAATAGATACCTCGTGGGGAACGAACGGCTCGAAGTCGGGCAAGACCTTGTCTGTTTCCACGGCGGATGTCGCAACAAAAGCAACATTTATGGTCGTTGTAACGATTTAAGGAGGAGAGGTCATGCGGGCGATTGCGCAATTTACGATTCATTCGCTGAATGATGTGGTAACCTCGGCAACCGCGCCGACCAATCCTTATCTCGGACAGCTTTGGGTGAACACGAGCTATTCGCCGCCCAGGACTTATGTATGGAACGGCTCGGCGTGGAAGGAGCAGAACGGCACCGATTCGATGCGGGACGATATTTCGACTCTTACCACGCGGGCATCGGAATTAAAGACGAGCCTTGACGGACTGACAAGCACGGTATCGGTCATCACGCAAGAGGTTGATAACAATACAGGCAAGATAACCACGCTGTCGAGCAAGGTATCGACTTTGGAACAGACGGCGGAGAGTATCGAGGCAAGAGTGGAGGATAACGAGGGCGCGATCTCTTCGCTGACCGTTTCGCTGAATAGCTTAACGAGCAGGGTTTCGACTGCCGAAGGGAATATATCCACGCTCACACAAAGGGCAGACTCGATCGAAGCGGAGGTCGATGGAAAGGTGGACGAAGCCTATGGCAGCAGTTCATCGTCTTTCGGTTGGTCGCTGAAAACCACAGGGTTTTATGTGTATTCCAACAAGGCTACTGTCGTAAAGATTACATCGTCCGGTTTGGAAGTGACGGGCGACATTACGGCAAAGAGCGGTTCGTTGGAGAACATGACCATTGCGGGGTATCTGTATTTTGGTGGGAACAAGAGCTACTATATCTCAGCGAATAACAACAATTCGAACTACTACATTTACCTGCCTGGGTTCAATGTGAACAATACCACGGCCACGTTTAGCGGCAAGCTGTCCGCACCGAGCGGGACGATTGGCGGGTTCACGATAACCACCTCGGCGATCTATAAAACCAAGACCTCGTACAATGACTCAAATCAAGGCGTTTATCTTGGTACGAGCGGCATCGGTTTGGGCGCGGGTTCGTTCTATGTGACTTCGGCGGGGAAATTGTACGCTTCGAATGCGGAGATATCCGGCACGATAACCGCCACGGCGGGAACGATAGGCGGGTTCACCATTAGCGCAACGAGTCTTTCAAACGCAAACGGCGGTTCGTCTATCGTGATTACGAGCGGCAGCTATAAAACGACGTTCTCCGCAAACTCGGTGAGCGCATCCTATGGTTCGGGGGATTCGTTCCGTGGCTGGTCGCTCGGTTTGAACCAGTTTACTTTGACGGGCTATACCTCAAGCAAGTACACGGGTATCAAAATTCTGACCAACTACAAAAAACGGACCTCGTCAACATCGTTTTCAAACACGACCGTTGCGGAAGGCTGTATTACATCGGCGAGGGATACCTATTACAATGCGGATAGCGGAACAACCACCATTACGGCAACGCCGTTCATTATTGGTATCCCTCGGCAATACGCGGATTCGCCGTATCAGCCTGTTTACCAATGGGGTGCGTATGCAAGGTTCGTTAGCTATCAGTCCTGTGAGCTGGTGTATGACAGCGCGTATTCGGGAAAGTGGTATCTGCGAAATGTCAGCGGTTCTTCCTACGACCTTACTGACCTCATTCCGCACGTGAAAAACCACAAGTTCTACTTTTGGAAACGAACGGCATCCGTGTCTAACGACTCGCGCGTTTCGATAACGAAAACTACGCATGGCCTTTCAACGGTTACAGGCGCAATCGTGATACCGAGAGAGAAGAGCATTAACGGTGAAAGTAGCGGGCTGGGCGGGGACAATAACCTCATCAATAAAAGGGCGAACTATGGTATCTATATCAGCGGTACGACCGTTTATGTGGTCGTGGACTCGAACGGTTTACCGCATGGGTTTAATTGCATAGTGTACGGGTACTGAAAATGAAAGTCTATTATTTGCAGAACGAAAACGGTGAAATTATCCAGGACGATTTCGAGAAGTTTGACGATAGGTGCCTGGAAAAAGAACGGGAAGAGTACAACCTTGTGAATGGTTATAACGGCGGACTGTTCTTTTATGAGTATACGCAGACCGATGAGTACAAGGCGAAGGCGGCGGCTTTTGCCGACCAAGTGGAAATTGAAACGTTGCGCCAACGCCGAGAGGCGGAGTGCTTTTCCGTTATCAATCGAGGTGCGCTGTGGTTTGACCGCTTGACCGAGGAGCAGAAAGCTGAGCTGGATACTTGGTACCAAGAATGGCTGGACGTGACCGAAACAAGAACTGTGCCGGACAAACCGTCCTGGCTTTAAAATCAAACTTTGGAGGAGTCTATGAAACTGATTGATGTGTTCAAAGCAAGGGAGCCGCTTTTGCGGCTGACAGAAAAGAGGTTCAACAACTACAAGGTGTTGCGCCAGCTCGTGAAAGCGAGAAAAGCCGTGGAGTCCGAGGTGGAGTTCTACGCGCAGGAGGAAAGGAAGGCGGTCATGCAGTACGCCGAAAAGGACGAGAAGGGCAACCCTGTGATTCTCACGGACGGGCGGCTCAAGCTGGTTGATGCCGAGGCAAAGGTCGCGTTTGATGAAACCATCGCAAAACTGAATGATACGGAGGTGGACGGCATTGAGCGCATCGTGATACGCGAGAACGACTTTGCCTCGTCTGCCGATTATCCCACGCCGAATGACATGGCTCTCCTGGATTGCATCATTGCGTTCGAGGAGTAAGGAGGGCTACATGGTGGAAATCATAACAACGGTCGCGTCGGTCATCACGGCGGTGGGCGTAATCATCGGCGTAGTCATCGGCGCGTTTAAGTGGTTCCTTAAACAGGAAAAGCAGGACATTGACATCGTGGCGATGAAGGAGGAACAGACCGTTCTGACACACGGTGTCCTGGCTTGCTTGAAGGGACTCAAGGAACAAGGGTGCGATGGCCCTGTTACCGAGGCAATCGACCAAATCGAGGACTTTATCAATAAAAGAGCGCATAAATAAAAGGAGGCATAGTTTATGGAAGAATATCTTAACCTTATCAGCGTTCCCGCGATTGCGGCGGTCGTGTATTGGGTGATTAACCTCATCAAATACTGCGTGGGCGAGAATGAAAAGTTCAAGCGGTTCATTCCGCTCATTGCTACGGGGTTGGGTATCATCTGCGGCGTGATTTGCTTTTTCTGTATTCCGTCCATTATACCGGCAGACAACGTCCTCATCGCCATTGTCATTGGCGGTGCGAGCGGACTGACGGCGACCGGCGCGAACCAGATCATTAAGCAGCTCACCAAGTCTGATACTGACGAAACAGACGAAACGAAGAAGTAAGGTAACGGCCACTCATGGGGGAAACCGCGTGGGTGGCTTTTTTTCTTTGCAATTTTGGGAAAAGGGGTGAGCGGTTCGGCTGTTTTTGTCATAGGTGGGGTGAAATACTCTATTGGGAGCTGCTTATGACAGATAATGAAAAGCGTCAAATTTTTGAGCTGAGAGCAAAAGGTTTCGGATATAGTAAGATTGCCGCAACCCTCAAATTGCCGACTAACACCGTTAAATCGTTTCTTTACCGTACAAAAAAAGTAAGGGAGTTGTCACGTGGGGGTAAAGGCGACGTGGCATCTTGTGTGCAATGTGGGGCAATTTTGAAAAATGCTGATTCCAGAAAGAGAAAGTTTTGCTCCGCCAAATGTCGTATGGCTTGGTGGAACACTCACCAGGAATATGTAATGCGGACGGCATATTATTCGTTCGTGTGTCCTCAATGCGGCAAGACTTTTACCGCCTATGGTAATGCCAAGCGTGTGTACTGTTCAAGGGAGTGCTTTGCGGTAGCAAGGAGAAAAAAGAAGTGATTAACTATTATGAGCAGGTATTGCGTTATAAAACTACTATAAAGACCGCTGCCAAGATGCTGGAGCAGGGGATTATTTCCGAGAAAGAGTTTGCTGAATTTGAGCAGGAAATTGCAGAAAAATATGGTATTAAAAGTGACTCACTTTTCCGCAATATCGCTGGATAATATCTGTGTAAAGAGGTAATATACGAGCAACAAAAGGAGGTACATATGCGTGAAATTCAGTTGGTAACACCCAACAATCGACCCATTCTTGTGCGCAAACGTGTATGCGCTTATGCCAGGGTATCAACGGCTAAGGATGCAATGTTGCATTCTCTTTCATCGCAGGTAAGTTATTACCAGAAGTATATCCAAGAGCATAAGGATTGGGAGTTTTGCGGTGTTTATGCGGACGAGGGACTGACGGGGACAAAAGAATCCAGGGCGCAGTTCCAAGAGATGTTGAAAGAGTGTCGGTATGGGAACATTGACATTATTTTGACAAAGTCGATTTCAAGGTTTGCAAGGAATACGGTCGACCTGCTGAATACGGTTCGAGAGCTGAAATCGCTTGGCATTGCCGTCTATTTCGAGGAACAGAACATCAACACTCTTTCGTCGGATGGAGAGTTGATGCTCACAATACTTGCTTCCTATGCCCAGGAGGAGAGCCTGTCTGCAAGCGAGAACATGAAGTGGAGTATCCGCAAAGGATTTGAAAACGGAGAACTGTGTTGTTTCAGATTTATGTATGGCTACAGAATTGAGCGCGGCTCTGTTACTGTTTGCGAGGAAGAAGCCGCCATCGTACAAGAGGTGTTTGATAGGTTTGCTAAAGGCGAATCGATGCTTGCCATAGCTAAGGACTTGAATGCACGGGGAATTTCTACCCATTCCAAGCGGCAGATGCGATGGTCTGGAAAACGAATCGGTAAGATGCTCACAAATGAAAAATATGCAGGAAATGCTTTACTTCAAAAGACCTATATAAATAATCATTTAGAAAAGAAACGTATGGTAAACAGAGGTGAGTTGCCGAAATATTATGCCGAGCAAACACATCCAGCCATTATTGATGCGCAAACTTATCGGCTTGTGCAGGAAAGGATTGAACGGAACAGGGGCAGGCATACAGTAAAGATTGCTTGCTTAAAATCGGCTTTTACGGGAAAGATGTTTTGCGGGTATTGCGGTGAACCTGTGTGGCGCGGAAAAAATAACGGGCGGACAATATGGGGGTGCAGAAACGCTCGCGGGAAAGGCGTATTGACTTGCCACGCGGCGAGTATTCGCAATGATATTTTGGAAGAGACATGCTGCTCTTTGTTCGGGTTATCGACATTCGATCCGACATTTATTGATCAGAATGTGAGGGAAATTATTCTGTACGACAATAGGTTGGTGTTCAGTATGACTGATGGGCGAGAGGAGAAAATTAGTTGGAAAAATAAATCACGCTCTCAATCGTGGACGCCGGAAATGAAAGAACGTGCAAGACAAAGGACTATGGAACGGTTGCAGAATAGGAGGATAAACGATGCCGACAGTAAAGGTAATACCAGCGACTCGTGATTTTCATACGGGCATAGAAAAGACAACAACGCGAAAAAAGAGGGTTGGCGCGTATGCCAGGGTTTCTACTGATAGCGATGATCAGCTTTCGTCTTATGAGGCTCAATGTGACTATTATACGAGATATATCAAGAGCCGCCCCGATTGGGAGTTCGTTGGATTGTACGCTGATGAGGGGATTTCTGGCACAAATACTAAGCACCGTGACAGGTTCAATGCGATGATAGCAGACGCGCTGAATGGGAAAATAGACCTCATTATAACAAAATCGGTAAGCAGGTTCGCAAGGAACACGGTGGATAGCCTTACCACAGTGCGAAAGTTAAAAGAAAAGGGTGTAGAGGTATATTTCGAGAAGGAAAATATCTATACTCTTGACGGCAAAGGGGAGCTGCTCATTACAATCATGAGTTCATTGGCCCAGGAGGAAAGCCGTAGTATTTCCGAAAACGTGACGTGGGGCAAGCGCAAGCTGTTCGCTGATGGTAAGGTAACGCTGCCATATAGTTCCTTTGTCGGATATAGGAAAGGTGCGGACGGACTGCCGGAGATAGAGCCGGAGGGAGCAAAAATTGTGCGTAGAATTTATACCGAATTTTTAAACGGCCGAACGGCACGACAGATTGCTGATGGATTGTCGGCCGATGGTGTACCTACACCACGAAGGGCAAAAAAGTGGCGTTGTTCGACCATAATAAGTATCCTCACGAACGAGAAGTATAAAGGCGCGGCTCTTCTACAGAAGAGTTTTACGGTGGACTTCCTAACCAAGAAGATGAAACCGAATGAGGGAGAAGTGCCGCAGTATTACATAGAGAACAGCCACCCCGCCATTATCGAGCCGGTGGAGTTTGACCTGGTCCAAGCTGAAATGCAACGGCGCAGAAAACTTGGTAAAACTTATAGTTGCAGCTCGATATTTGCATCCAAAATTATATGTGGCGATTGCGGAGAGTTTTATGGAGAAAAGGTCTGGCACTCGAATGACCCATATCGTAAAATAATCTTCCGTTGTAACCATAAATATAATAATGAAAAGGAAAAATGCCGAACTCCCGTGATAAGTGAACAACAAATAAAGGAAACGTTCGTTGTTGCATATAATGCCCTTATGACCGATAAGACTGGTGTTATTGCGGATTGCAGGGCATTGCAACATTCGCTCACGGATACCACGGCAATGGAGCAGGAGATATCCGATCTTTCAAAACAATTGGATGATTCAACAGCGGAGCTGCGTCAGCACGTTGAGGAGAATATGCGTTTGGCAAAGAACCAGGAGCAGTTCTGGAAACGCTACAATACGCTTGAAGAACGGTGTAACAGCTTGTCCGACAGACTTGCAAAACTGCAGACCTGTGTAAAAGAGCGCAAGCAAAGGGCGGATGTTATCAGCGGGTTTATGTTCGAAATTAGGGAGAGGGACGGCATTCTTGATGAGTTTGACGAGGAGCTTTGGAAAACGCTGCTGGAAAGCGTTACCATTACCCGCGAAGGGAAGTGGCTATTCAAATTCAAAAACGAAAGAGTGATAGAAGTCTAAAACCGTTAAAATGAAAAAGGCACCTGGGGCAAGAACCTCAAGTGCCTTATTTTTTGTTCGCTTTATTAGCAAAACCATAATTTTAACGGAAGGACATAAATTTAACGCAATGATATAAATTTAACGGAAAAATATGTGTATCCCTCACGGATAGGGCAAAAAGGGGAGAAATACCTTAATATATGGGGTATATCCTCAAAAATAAGCAGAATTAGGGTAAAATACAATAAGAACGCCAGGTTTTGATAGAACTTCTCGTATCAAACCTGGCGTTCTTATGTGGTGGGCAATAAGGGACTCGAACCCCTGACTTTCTCCACGTCAAGAAGACACTCTCCCAACTGAGTTAATTGCCCGTATTTTTTTAACGGTAGAATTATATCATATCGGGAAGGTTTTGACAATTATTTTGCGCGGAAAAAAATAAAATCTTTTTTTTCGGTTTTATTCGGTCGGCTCGGATTGAGCGTCGTCCGTTGCGCCCGTCAGATTTTTGATAAAATCATCGGGAGGCACTTCGACAATCGCAACGTAAGGCAGTTCGCTTTGGTCGAGCTTAAAAAGGCGTATGGTCAGGTCTCCCCGCGTCTGATTGTCTTTGACCACGCAATTGAAAAGCACGGTTGTGACAAAGCCCTCGCAGCTGACCACAACGGTGACGGTAGACCAATCCTCGTTTACGTTGAGAGCGGTTTTTGAAATTTGAACTTCCATTGTGGGACTTAAACCGTTGTTGTCGGTAAAAAACGACGAACCGCATTCCACAAGCGTGATTTGCGCTTTTGAGACCGCGTTTCCGTCCAAGTCCGTCACTTTAATTTTGAGAGCGGTCAGGTTTTTGTTTGTGCTTTTGTTTTCCCCGCAGCCCGCAAAACACAAAAACAGACATAAAACGGTTATAATACAAACAAATACTTTAAATTTTTTCAT